TGTCAGCGCCGTATCGTCCGTCAGCGTTACTGCCGTGCTAAGATCTATGTCCGTCTGACTGTTTACTACGGCGATTGTCACCACACCATCTATGCCAGTGCCACGCACACGCTGGCCTACTGTGAGGGTTCCGCCCTGAACATTGTCCACAATCACGTTTACATTATCAGACACCGCACCGTTGACATCTGCGGTCAGTTTGGTGCTGCTACTTTCCAGAATGGTGTCCCGCGAAAGAGTCGTACCGGACAAAGTGTATGTACCAATGCCAACCTCAAAGTCCGTGCCATCGGCGCAGGCATAATAAGTATTATTCCCGTCACCAATTTCAGAAAACGCATCAAACCCACTCAAGGCACCGGCAAGAGTTAACGTGCCAGTGCCTGTTGTGGTTGTTGTTTCCTTAACGCGATCCTTGATTACAAAGGCCATTACTTCAACTCGATGCTCAAGTTACCACTGTTGATACGGAAGATATCCCCCGTTGCAATTGTCTTACTTACATCAAGCTCACCAACAAACATTTTATTTGTTCCGTCAAAGGTAAGTACATCATTGTCGGCTAACGTAACTGCGGTGTCCAGATCAATGTTGGTCTGAGATGTAACCGTCTGTACACGAACCACACCGCTAGGTGAGCCTGTGATACCTGTGCCAGTCACGACATCACCAACCGCAATTGTGCCTACGTTAGTATCTAGAACCACTGTCTTTGATGCTGTTGTCGCACCGTTAACAGCCGCTGTAGCAATGTTACCGTCAGCCACAAAAGCATGCGTAACAGTGTATGTTGCTGCTGTACCTGCTGCTGCTGGGAACTCAATGTTGTTGTCATTGATTACCTGCTGCTGATCACAAATCACGGACTCTGCGTCAAATGTCACCGCGACATCATCAGAGATAGTAACCGCTGTGTCCAGAACAACTGTAGCTGTACCGGCAGATGGGCCGCTTTGAGCGGTAATAGATGCAATATGTACCGGACCAGTGATACCTGTACCACGGATACGAGCGCCAACTACCAATGTGCCAAACACGTTGTCCATCACCACTGTGGTAGAAGCCGAGACCGCGCCGTTAACATCAGCCGTAACGTGGTTAACTGCTGTTGTGCTTGATGTGCCGCGTGTACAACCTGTCAGGGTGTTTGTGCCGTCAAAGTTGAGCAGTGTGTCATCAGCAAGTGTAACGGCTGTGTCCAGAACAATTGCATTCTGCGAAGTTACGGTCAAAACCTTAACTGTGCCTGAAATACCTGTACCTGTTACAATCATGCCAACGGTAATTGTTCCGTTATTACCATCTAGTGCCACGTTTGGTGAGGCAGTCACTGCGCCATTAACGTCAGCGTTAGCGGTGCCATCTTTACCTGTGTAGGTAATGATCTCGTCATCAATCACGATAGTGCCTGATGTCGGGAATGCCTCCGCATCGGTGATTTGAACTTCTGTATCGGCTGTACCAATACCACGAGCCAGTGTGCTGGTTGACTGTTTCCAGTCTGCCGCTACAACGCGCTTGCGAGTATAGTTAGCGTCATCAGTGTCAACCTGAACCTCTGTTACGGTTCCTGTTTCTACATCAGTGATTGCGGTTGCTAGGCCGACATAAAGGTTATTGCCGGGCGAAGCAAAGGAGAGTGAATCACCCTTGAACAGATAGTCAAGGATCCGTCTCTCCAGATAGGTGGTTGCTGCATTTGATGTTGCCATCGTCTTTTACTCCTGTTTATGTGCGTGGCCTATCAGGTAGACCTCTCCTGTAGGCATCGCTATTCTCTCTAGCTTCAGCCAAATCCTTTAAGCGTTGTATTTCCTGTATAAACCGCTGCTCATACAACTGCAACATATCCTGCTCGCCTTTCATGTAAGTATACGCTTCAACAAGCGAACCGTAAAGAAGGGCATTCGGAGCATTTTCACTAAGCCATGTTGTACCAGATGCTGCTCCAGCAGTAATGCTGGCTGGCTTATAGTAGTAATGTAGTTCAACATCATAAGCGAGATTAGGTGTTGGGCTTAGAATAAAATTGTCTACGTCAAATATACCGTAATATTTTGGGGTGGTTTGTATTGCCACAGAATTATTGTATTCTTGCAAATAGTTAACGTCTTTTAACTCCAAAAACTCTTTGTAGTTAGTAGTTATTATTTGCATTGAAAAAGGCGCTAGATAGTCAGTCGGAACACTTAAATAAGGGTCGCCAACTGTTAATTGTGATGTTGCGTTTTTTCTAAAAAGCTCAAGATCAACAACAGTTAGTATCCTGTCCTCACATGATCTAATGAAAACGGGAAGATTACTAACAAAGGATGTTTCAGAGTTTTCTGTAAAATCCTGTATTGCTGTTTCTAGCTGTGCGTATGTAAAGCTCATTTATACCACCAATGTTACAGGCCCAGACGTGGCAGAACCGCCGCCGCCTCTTTGCCCACCCTCTGTCGCTGTGCCTGAATTAGCAACAAATGTGTATCTGTCCACGCTTATTACCGTAATGCTGTTACCAGAAGCATACTCAATATCTGAAGCCAAAAAACCGTCAAATGGTTTTACGCTGCGGAATCTTACTACATCTCCGGTTGTTCGTCTATGAGACGGCTCTGTAACAGTTATCACATTGCTCCCAGAAGCGCCTGTAAGAAAAGGATTCAACCCCAAAAGATGCTCGACTTCTGGAGCCACTCTATTGTCAGGGCGCGGATCTCTCAAGGCTTCTGCATCAGGTGGACGCCGTGTAATTTCAAGCTGCGGGTGTTTTGCTTCCCACTCATCTTTTCCAACAAGCAAGCCGTTCCATTCTTTGCGCATGTCACGAAGACGGTAACGAAAACCAGACCTGTCTGATATTCCGTATGCGTCTTTGCCAGAAGCGAACCTAGCCATCATTAAATCCTATAATATTGAAGGTTAGGAGTTATGCTAAATGACGCTCTGTCACGATCTTCTGCCTGCGCACGATCAAATTCTTCGTCATAGATAGCTTTAAGCATTTGAATACGATCAGGTGCTTTTTTGATTGCAAGATAGTAAGCAAGGCCAGCAGCTAGACATGGGTAAAATCTAAAGGGCATTTGCAATGTGTTATTATAATCGTCAGCATCGTCCATTCTAGTCAAACAATCATAAACGATAATATCTGTGCTATTCTCTGGAACTGGCCACAGCTTTATAGTCGGCGTTATTTGACGATCTACAAAAAACTGAGTAGGGCGAGCCTCTGTTGTCTTTGATGGAATGGATAGATATTCATCTCGGCTAACTCTATCCATTGAGTAGTCTGTGCCGCTTCTGCGCAACGATGCTGACAATACATCAATAACATCTGCGCCAAGAGTATAGTTTCCAGTTCCCTGAACAAGAGCTAGTGTGCGCTGCTCAATTGTCCACTGATTTAAACCACGGTTTGCCCAATCAGCAAGCATCAGGTTTAAAGATCTGCGAGCTGTTTTCAAGTCATAGCCAGTGCGGACTTCAAGGCCGCAACGCTCAAAAGCCTCTTCAATGTAATCACTTACATCAAGCTCAAAATTAGTAGACCCAGATACGGCCATTTACTTTTTCCTCTTCAAAGGCTTAACGCGCCTTGGCTTTCCTGCCGGTTGACCTAGACGCTTCTTCTGCGATATTCTACTACGCTTTTCGGCTGCTGTCATCTCTCCGCTTGTTTTCGGGGTCTTAGAAGACACGCGCTTGGAGGGGCGGCAATATGGAGTACCCCGTTTTTCACCCTTGCTACGCCCACACGCTTTCCCCGTGCGAACATCCTTCCACTCCTCTTTGAACCACCTCTTGAGGGCCGCTCCTTTTTTAGTTTTTCGTACTGCCATATTTCGTCCATACCTACAAAATAACTGCGAACAAATAAACAAACATTCCAATAGACATAATCAAAACGCCAGCGACAAGGACTATTTGCTTCATTGTTTCTTCAAATTCTTTAGCCTCTTGTAGCTTTTTTCTACGTTCAGCCGCCGCTGCCTCTTTAGCTTCTTGTATACGTTTAGCTCTTTCAGCAACAATACCTTTCCACGTTCCGTGACCAAATCTCATATCGACTAAAGTAGCTACTTCTTGCAACTTTTCCGCCGCAATTCTGGCGTCTATCATTTCTTTTGCAACAGTGTCTACGCCAAATTGATCGCCCAATCCGCCACCGGCTTTTTTGTTTCTGGCTTGCTGTGCCTCTTTTTCTCCACGAAACAAATCATCAATCTGACCAGCTATTTGGCTAATATCCTGAACCGTAGAAATGTTGCTTTTTATGAATTCAACGGACTTTTGAACAAGCGCAATACCGGTTAAAACTTCAGCTATCATTTACCGCTTTTTGGTAGCTCTGCCCTTGCTGCCTCCTTTCTTTGATTTTGTCCCCCAGTTTTTAGCACCAACCTTACGACATTTCGCTAATGCACCAGACGCATAAGCGGAAGGCCAGACTTTATATCTACCCTTTACCTTGCTGTAGCAGGCATCTTTTTTAGAGCCGCCCTTACTTACTTGCTTGGACATGGAACTGCGCGAGATTGCCATTTTTCTTCTCCAAAAAATCATCCCACAAGACACTTAACATCTTGTGGTTTTCCTCCACCTTCACTGTTATCACAGCCGTGTCTGTTTTTAGGTCAACAACATTGTTACCAACCCAATATAAAAAGCTGACCAAAACTCCAATTATGGTCGTACTAAGTACGCCAGCAATTGCTAAAATAATCTTTTGATTCATCGTTAGCACTTCCACCTTCTTCTAGCTTGACGTAATCGTGAGTTTGGATCTTTTGCTGCCTTTGGAAACTTTTTCATTTGGCCAGCGCTGCGAGCGCAAAATGACTTACGCCGCTTTGCGTCCTTACTGCCTTTTTTAACCTTGCCGGTTACGGCTGTTTTTAGCTTACTACCAGGGTTTTTACGGCGGTAAGCTTTGACACCCTTTTCAGTCATGCCAGCGCCTGACTTAGTTTTGCGGTAGTTACCGCCTTTACCAGTGGTTTTGCGTATTGGATTCTCTTTTTTACGAGCCATTTGTCCAATCCTCGTTTTCTATATAGACAAACTCCATTGACGCGGAAACATTAAACTCAACAGATCCTGTAGAAGAAAACGCCCTCATCTCCAAGTCTGTTTTTTCTGTAAACTTTAACGGGAAAGTATAAAATTGTTCGTGTGCGCCATCTGTAATAGTAAATCTTTCTTTTATTTGAAACACTTCCCCGTGGGGTCTAGCTACAAGACTAGCGTTTAAAATAGCTTTGGTGTTGGTGGAGGTTCCTGTAGATAAAGACATTTTTGTAAGGAACGCTGTATATCCTGCGGGAACTGTCCAAAGACCCATCAATGTTTGATTATCACCATCACCATTGATGGTAAGATAGATATTAACGGGGACTCCAGCGGTCACTGTGCCTGTTCCTGCGTAAATTGTACCAGCGTTTGCGCCACCACTACCTGCGCTGCGAACAATACCGCGATTTATCCGAAAGTACGATTTAGTAGTATTAACAGGCGTTTGTCCGTTTAATGTGACGATCTCATTGATTTCATTATAGTCACCATCTAGGCCAAAAACTTCAACTGTTCTTGCACCAGTTCCTGCGGCAGCGTCATTAGCTGAACTGCTTGATATGGTCATTACTGTGGCTGATGCGGGGTATGAATACAAACCACCTTGTTCCCAGATGGTTTCTTTTGTGGCTCCAACAGCAGCGTTGTAGCCAAACTTAAAGACAGTTTTATGGCCCGTGATTTGACCACGGGCCACCTGTAGCTCAAATGGCTCAGATGTTCCAACTTGTGTTATGGAACGGTAATTAGCCATTTGCACCTCTTATGACAAAAAGATTGTCAGTTCGTTGCTCGCGCCAGTGAAAGCAGAAATGTACGCGCCTTCTGTAGCCAGAATACCATCATCAGGAATGTTTAGATGATGAATGCCGGTTGGGAACTTTTGCGTAATTAATGTCTCACCAGATGCGCCACCATTTTTAATGGTAAAAGCTCCTGCCGCTGCCGCATAAATCACAATTTGACGTACACGAGAACGCGCAGGACCCACCACAGCGGCGGACGCACTTTGAGCAAAATTATAGGCTTTTACTGGACCAGCCATTTAAGCCTCCTATACGCCTGCGTTTGCGCCGGTATCTACACGAATCCAGTTTGAGCCGTCAGAAAACACAAGGTTGCCCGTACCGTTG